AACTTGGTGTTAGCATAGTTTAACGCACTTTGTTTTTCTCGAGCTCCAGGAAGTGATTGGATGGCTGCTACTACTTGATCAATTGCTTGCTGTGTTTTATTGGTTTTGAATACTACATTTTTAGCTTTACCGGTATTTGCTGTGGTATTAGCGGAAACTTGAGTCTGTTGCTGGCCTCTATTCATTTGCGCTTGAGCAGCCTGTGCCGCTGTTGATTGTTTTTTCTTTCTTACCTGAGCAGCATTATTAGGAGTAGTATTAGCTTGCGGGGTAGCAGTTGTAGTATTTGTTTGGAATGGATTTGCTACTTTTGCTCGTTGTGTGCCAAAAGCTGTATCCCTAGCTGTTGTATACGCATCTTTAGCGCCCTGCCAAGTACCTTTAACTTTACCAACGACGTTGCCAACTTTACTTGTAACTTTACCGACATTTTGACCTAAAGATATTTCATCTAACTGTTCAGCCTCAAATATTTCTTGAATACGCATAGCAAAATCCTAATTTAATAATTTATTTATATTAAGGAATGAGCTAAAGCTCATTCGTTCTTTCACTCACGTTCAGAACAGATTGTTTTCTTTTAACGAGGTTTAAATATTATCCAGATTGTTTGGTCACACTTTGCCCGCTCAGGGCAAAGAACATTATCCGAGTTACCTCAGTCACTTAGTGTTAGAGCGTTACAGTGGCGGTTGGCCTGTACCACGAGCTCAGTCTTTATACCAGCGGCGGTTTATGTATATACACTAACATATACATAAACGTGGAGAATACTATCTCCTCATTTTGCTTATTCTCTATCTTCAAACATCTAAACCGTAAGCGTTTTACGATCTTCATCCTTTCGGGTAGTAGATGAGTGCTTGCTTCAGCGGCAAGACTTCCGTCCCTCATTTTATAGAGTTGTCACTAGGCACCCGAGCTAGGCCGGTGCGAGCCAAATCTGAATTATTTCTTTAAAATGTGTGAGCCATGTACTCGGACCGAGATTTGTCCATTATAGTAGTCTGTAGATTCGAGTACTTTGCGGTCGAATTGTTCACGGGCCTCAATGTAACTACATTCTGCTTTACTACGACAGTAGTATAATATCTCTCTGCTGAAATTTTCTGTGCCTAAGTTCGCAACGTCCTTACTAAGTTCGTCGCTTGATCCATAATATGTTTGCCAGTCGCTATCTATTTTGCTTCTGATCTTTTTCTTCTTTTTAGTGCCATTCTTTAGTGTAACAGATTTATATGTTGTTTTACTAAACTTTGCTAACTTTTTGCCTATATATTTTCTACCAGTTGTTAAATTAGTGATAAGATAGACGAACCCCACACAGTCGTCTGGTAATTCATCTACCTTTGTGCCTTGATAGAACCAAGTCATTGATCACTTAGCAGCCTTGGCTTCCTTGCGAGCATTTTTCTCGGCAGTTACTTCATTACGACGAGCTTTGGCTAACTTGGTTAGTTCGCCTAATGCTTTACGGGCACGAGTGCCAGCAGCCGCATTGCCACTTGTAAACTTAGCATCTTCTGCTAGGAAAGCGGCGAATTGTTCTTGTAGTTGTTCAGTTGTTGTCATCTTTTTTCCTTGGTGGTCTTCCGCGTTTGGGCGGATTTAATTTCTTTTCTAAAGTCAGTTTTTTCTTTTGGTATTTTCGTATCTTAGGTTCTAAGAGTCTATTTTCTTTAATCTCTCGAACAGAATCACGGTTGGCATCAAGCAACTTTAATAACGCTCTCCGTAATTCTAAAGCACATGCTCTAACCCTTCTTGACGGGATAATAGCAGGACTATCTAAAAATACACTATGATAATTATGCAATTCAGTAACCAAGCCTATAACTTCTGAGTAAGAATCTTTATAGGCTTCTAATTTTTCAAACGACAAAGTCGGTGGAGGAGGCATAATTGGTGAAACCATTTTCTTTTACTACCCGGAGCACGTTATTTACACGGCCAACGAGTTCGTCCTTGTGAGATATGAGGTAAATGTTCTTATTTCGTTCACGGGCCATCTTCTTTAGCACAGCCAATGCACTTTCAACACCTGCTGAGTCCATTCCTGAGTCAACAAGTTCGTCAATAAACAATAGATTAATACTTTGATATAGTCCTTCCCACACATCACGGAAGGCAAAACTCATGGAAAGTATCAGTCTATTACGTTCTCCACGTGACAAATTATCAAAGTCTAAGTCCTGACCTAGTTGAGTAATCTCAACGTTTAAATCATTTTGGAATACAACTCGATGTGGCAAGCCTAATTTGTCAATATAGTATCCTAAACGCTTGTTCAAGTAATTTAAATTTTGATCAATAATCTTTTTACGGACAAAACTATCCTTGTTAGTTAACAATTTTAATAGATATTCTTGATGATCCTTTAAAGTCGATAAGTCATTGATGACATCCCATGAGATTTCTTGTAAGGCACTCTTTTTCAATTCCTCAACTTGCTCGGCATAGGGATTAGATTCGTCAGCACGGTCAGTTAATCGTTTTTCTAAACTTTCCAAATTGTTCTTATGTCCCAATGCTTCTGCTTCTGTATCGTAGAATGTAATAGGACGTTTGGGTTGAGCACCAATAGCTTCTAATTCATTCAAGATTGGTATGAGTTCATTGCCAATTTTAATACCGTAGTCTAGAGATTCATCGTAATGTTTCTTTGCCAACGCATGCATTTCTTCATGTTTGTGGTCATGTAGATCCTGTTCGCAAGCTGGACAAGTCTTATTTTTTAATTTTTCTAATTCTTTTTCGTACTTGTTGCTGGACTTTTCGGCTTGAATTAACGCAGATTCTAATGTAGCACGTTGTTTTTGTAAACTTGTGATCTTAGAATTGTTATCTTCCCATACTTTTAATTGGGTATGTAGGTCTAATTCTTGATCAATGTCAACAGTTTCTAAAGTTTGTATGCTCTTTACCAGAGAATTCAAGTCTTGTTCTTTCTTAGTTTCCCAAGCACTGCTACGAGTAATTAAACTATCAATACTTTTTTGGATATTTTCGTTGGCTTTTTTAGTTGCTTCGATCTTAGCAGTCTCTTGCTGTATAGAATCTTTAGTTTCTTTAATAGCAGTCTTTAATAGTTCTGCTTTTTCGCTTAATAATGTAATGCCAAGCAGTTGTTCAATGACTTCCCGTTGATCCGCTGCCCGCATTGATAAGAACGGTTCAGTATATGTGTTCAAAGCCAACAGGTGTTTAAACATTGTATGGCTCATACCTAGCATTTGCTCAATAGCTTTTTGTGTTTCTCTACTATCGCCTTGGGAATCATCATCTGTTTCGTCAGTTTTTAACTGATTATTATTGACAAATAACCTTAATACATTGGGTTTACGACCCCTCTCAATGCGATAATCGTTTCCATCTTTTGAAAACTCAACAGTAACAAGCATGTTCTTACCATTAATTTTGTTAATTAAGTTTTCTTTCTTAATATTTGTAAGAGCTTGTCCGTACAAAGCATAGCTCAAGGCATTGATAATAGTAGTCTTACCAGTGCCATTGCGTGAACCTGTATCATCTCCGCCCAAGTCTAAATTAGCGCCCAGCACTAGAGTTAAGTTTTCTTGTTCAAAATCCACGGCTTGGGTGTTTTGCCCCACGCTCATGAAGTTTTTTACGGTTAAATTTTTAATTTGAAATGTCATAGTTCGTTATAAATCTGTAAGAGTGTGTTTTTATCAAAAGAACCGTTTTCTAAATTAACTAAACTGTCTGTAACAATCTGGTCAACGCTTTCAAACATACTTTCTGTAGTTTCTTCACCAGTGCCTTCTAATGTTGTTTTGTCCTGTACAAGTCCAATTTCTCTAATATCATAGTCCTCGCAGAACTTTTCCTTCAAGAAGTTTGCTTCCTCAAAGCTGATATTAATATCTAAATTGACCTTTAAGTGCATTTTGCCCTTCATGATATTGTCTGTATCATCAAGTAATGCGCTTAATTTTAAATGTCTGTATTTAGGACAGTGGGGCCAGTTGATAAATTCAGGCTCCCCGCCCCATTCAAGCACCATCATACCTCGTTCATCGTCCCAAGAGTCGGCAAAGTTATGCGGGAACGCATTACCGATATAAACAATCTTGTCTTTTTGTTGCCTCTTGTGGAAGTGCCCGCTGAAAACATAGTCTTGATGCTTGAAGTGACTGGCCTGAAGCTCACCATGATCCGGCATTTGTACCATTGCGTTCATATAAAACAATGGCAATTCAAAGTGTCCGAACATATATTTGCTCTTAACTTGACTAATAGTTTTCCATTCATCCCCGACAAGCCACGGGACTAGGGTAACATCATCAAGAGTTGTTATACCCTCTACGACGGTAACTCCTGGAATGTGGCGACCAAACCCACTAGAATGAATATCACGCTTGTCTTTGTAAAACAAATCGTGGTTGCCGGGAAACCAATAGAACTTTTCAAATGCTGCGCCTAGTTTTTCTAGTAAAGTTATTGAGGTATTGAGGGTGAATAGATTTAAACTGTTTCTATTATGTGACCAATCCCCCATGAAGATACAAGTTTCACACTTATTTTCTTTGGCGGTAGTAATGAACCAGTCTACAAACTCTTCACAGTCCTTCAAATGTGTTGCTGAATTTGATTTTAAGCCGACATGAAGATCTGTGAAAACTGCTACCTTTTTAAATAGACTCATTATACTTCCTTTGCTTTGTACCCATTATGGAATTTTCCTTCTTTGGTTTTTCGTAAAACTGTTTCAGCCCATTCGCCGGTGCTACGATTAAATTCGCTTTTACTATTAAAGTGTAGCACAGTACCGTCTTCTTTTTCAACAACAATTTTCTTCGAAACTTTTGCAGCACCTTTTAGGCTATTAATTCGATTGGTTTCTTTTAGTTGTTCTTTGTTTTCTGTCTGCCATTGTTTTATGCCTATGCCTTTATCTTTTTTAGCATCAGGATTTGCTTCGTAAAACTTTTTTAGCGTATCTGATTTTTTCTTATATACATGTTCGGTATGTAGGTGCTTAGTTAGTTCTTTTCTATCAGCAAGGGTAGTATTTGCCCATTTGATATTTTTATTGTATTCAGACAAATTTTCAGACAATGCTGTTTTAATTTGTTGTATTTGATCGTTGGTTAAACTTGCTAAATCATGTTTACCTAGACCGTCGCCGCCTGGTGTAGAATTTAATCCGTCGCGGTAAGAGTTGTATTTTTTAATATAGCCTATCTCAGCTAGTGCTAGGTTGCCGATTGATTCAAATCCGTCTTCTATGATTTCTACAGTGCAGTGCTCTATGCCATATTGATTCATAGCAGAATGTAATTTAGTCCTGCATCGTGAATTAGCCTCTTCTTGATGCTGTTTCCATCTCGATAACTTATAAGAGGGTTTTGTATCAAGACCAATATAAACTTGATTGATCGGAACAACTGTTATTTTGTAGATAAACATATTTAAATCCAAAGTGTATAGTGTTATTTATACACTTTGGTTTAAAATATTAACATTTATGACTCTAAAGGTCAACGTTAAATGTCTTCGTTTTCTATTTCTTCTTCTTCAGAAACTTCTTCGCTCTTAGGCATACGCATATTTTTGTATAGTTCTGCCTGTCGAGCAATTTCCTCTGCGTACTCTTGACTGTTTTGTCTTGTTAAACTTGGAGTTAACCCTGCTTCTTCTAACAAGTCATCGCGAATGTTTTGACTCTTCTTCTCAATATTCAAGATACGAGTGAATGAGTTTGTTACTGCGGCAGTGTAATAAGCAAAGGGGTTTTCAGATTTACTTTCATCGAACTGTAGTCCAATGTGGCTTAGTTGTAGGATAGCCTGTCCTTTCATTTCATCAACGTAAGTATAACCACGCCAATTACTTCTTTGAGCATAACGTTCACTGAGTTTAATGAACATACGCCCTAGATTTTCTGTAATGCGCCCATGATCCTTGCTAAAATAGCCAGAGTCAACTGGACCTTTCCAATGGCTTTTGCCAACGCATACTAGTTCGCCCTCGTCGTTGAATTTCCAGTGTTGAAAGGGTGGGAAGTTGACTTTTTCATGAGCATCTGCTCTTGTTTTAGTTGTTTTCTTACGTCCAGGGGCAAGTGGGATATGATCAAATGTCATAATACGAATAATGACATCAGTTTTAGCAATAGATGTGTAATCTGGAGTACACTCTGCTAGTTTGATTTTCTTATCACCTGATGCCCTTGCTTGGGCAAATGCTTGAATGCCAATACGTTTTGCTTTGTTACGCTTCGCATCAGCTACGGTTCTGATGTTTACTTTATCTAAACTTGGGAGAATAATGTCATGCTGTTGATATTCAGGTTGTGTAAAACTTGAAAATGAACACTTTGAACGATGTATTTCTGCTAATAAGTCTTTGTTGTTTAGATATTTCTTTCTTGTAGGTAGAATTGCTAGAGTCATTGTTATTATTGTTATCCTTTAAAGTTAGTATAACATGGATTTGGGCAGTGTCAACCAAATAATATTAAACTAGCAGATTATTTATCAGGTTAAATAGCATATAAGGGAATAATTATGTCCAGTCTATTAGGTAATTTAGCGGTAATTGGTACTGTCTCACTGTTGAAAAAGAAGATCAGCAAGGGTGGATTAAAGGCATCAAAGCCTGCGGCCACTGTTCAGTTCTTTGATGCGTCAGGTAATGATAAACTTTTAGATACTGACAATCGAGTAATTGTAAAAGTTCCTGATGAGTACTTGAGTAATTATTCTAAGGGATTGAATAGCGAATTAGCAAACATTGGTGGCATAATTTTTCCATAC